CCTGTTCATCGGCGTGACCTCGGCCAATGAGGTGTTCAAGCCAGGCCAGGGGGTGGTGAACGAATTCCTCGGTCTGCGCTTCGTGCTGACGACGGAAGCCTATGTGCAGGCGGCGCCGGGTGTGACGGGCGCCATGATCAGGCGGCCGATCCTGGTGGGCAAAGGCGCGCTGATCGAGGGCGATTTCGCTGGCATGGCGGCCGAGGACGTGGCCCCGGCGGACTCCATCGTTTCCATGGTGGATAATGTCTGCATGGTGACGCGCGAGCCGATCGACCGGCTGCAGCAGATCATTGCGCAATCCTGGTATTGGATGGGCGGGTTCTGCGCGCCCTCGGACACCACGACGACGAATCTGACGGTGCCGACGGCGACCAATGCCAGCTTCAAACGGGCGGTGATGATCGAACATATCGGCTGACGGCGGCGCCCACTCCGGCTTTCCGATCAAAGGGGTGCGCCATGTTCACCGATCAGCAGAAGACTGCCATCCGCCGGTTCTGCGGCTATCCGGCCTATGGTGCGGCGCCGGACGGCAATATGGGCTGGCGCTTCTTCACCGCCTATGGTGCGCTGGAATACCGCATGAACAACCTCTCGGCCAATGAAATGGCCGTCGTGGTGACGTATCTGGCGACGCTGGCGCAGCTGGAGCTCGCCGTGGTGGGCGCCAGCGAGAATCTGGACAGCGAGGCCGCGGCATCGTGGACGCATAACAGCAACGAGGTCGCCGACCGGGTGCGGCTGTTCGATGGCTGGCGGCGGCGGCTCTGCGCGTTCATGGGCGTGCCGCCCGGCGAAGGACTTGGGCAAGGCGGCCTGAGCCTGGTGGTGTGATGGACGGGCCCAGGCTGCAGAACCTGATCAGCAAGGGGCTGGGCGTGGCGGCGCGAAGGCTGGGGACACCCTTCGTGGTGTACCGGCCGCGCGGGGCCTGCGCGCCGCTGGCGCCGGCGAACCGTGTGATCAAGCTCGAGGCCGCGTTCAACGCGCTGGATGAGCGGTTCCGGCGGGTGAGCGGGTTCGGCGAACCGGTCTGGTGGGGGGTTTTCGATTCCCTCTATACGCAGGCGGGGGATTATCTGTCCGGCGGCGCGGCCGATAGGGCCGCCGCGGTATATTTCGTGGCGGCCCAGCGGCCTTTGCTGCCGGCGCAATGCGTGAAGACGAACCGCGTGGTGACGATATCGCGCCCCCCTGCCCCGTCGTTCGGCGGCTATGGCGGCATGGTGGCGGAAAGCGCCGCGACCGTGCTGGATGGCTGGCCGGCCAGCCTGCTCGCGCAGAGCGCGCGCGTCTCCGGCAGCTTGCCGGAATCCCGTTTCGGCAGCTGGACGCTTCTGCTGCCGGCACTGCCCTGCGCGGTGCTGGCGGGAGATGTGGTGGCGGACGATACCGGGCGCTTTTTTCTGGTGGCCTCGGCCGAGCAGAGCGATCTCGGCTGGCGCATGATCCTGCGGCAGGTCGCCGGCTGATTGGCGGATTTCCGACGCTGCGGCGTCCTGCGGCGGGAGCCGATATTGGCCGATCTTTGCGACGTGGAAAACGCGCTGGTGGCGGCGGTGGCGTGTGCCGGCGGTGGCGGGCCGGTGGTGCGACTGGGTGGCCAGCCGGCGCGGGTTTATCGCGGAACGCCGCCGGTGACCGGGCTGACGCTGGATCGCGCCGCGGGCCTGGTGGATGTGTGCGTGTTTCCGGTGCCGGGCGCGACGCGGGACACGACGCGGTGGGGCGTGCAGACCGCGACGCTGGCGATTGCCAATGGGCTGGGTGCGGCGGTGAGCGGGCAGAGCGCGACGTTCGCCGGCACGGCGCTGGGCGGCGAACTGGCCGGCGTACTGGCGGATGGGCAGCCCTTTGTGTACGCGGCGCAGGCCGGTGACAGCGGGGCGCTGGTGGCGGCGGCATTGGCGGATGCGATACGGGCCGTGCGGATCTGCTGGTTGCAGCAGGCCACTCTGACAATCCCCGGCGCGGTGACGCTGGTGGCGCGCACCGCGGGTACGGCCAGCGTGGTGCAGGAATGGGCCCGGCAGGAACAGGAGATCCGGATTTCGGTCTGGGCGCCCACCCCCGCGGCGCGCGACGCGGTCTGCGGCGCGATTTCGGCGGCGCTGGCGCAGATCGCGTTCCTGACGCTCGCGGACGGGACGGCGGGCCGGCTGCGCTATGCCAGGACGGCGAGTTTCGACGACGACCAGGTGGCGTCGGTGTACCGGCGCGAATTGGTGTTCGTGGTCGAGTACGGCACGACGGTGACGGTGCAGCGCCCGACCATGCTGTTCGGCGATCTGGATTATGACGGAACCACGATCTTTGCCTGAGGGGAGTTTGCGCATGAGCGGCGCGTTGGTGGTGGTGCGCCCGTTCGGGCGTTACAAGCAGGGCGACCTGATCATCGATACGAAGACGATGCGCGAGACGCTGGCCGGCGAGAATGCGCGCAGCGTGGTCGCCACGCATCTGCCGTCTCAGCCGCCGGCGCAGGAGGGCTGAGCCATGACGATTTATCAGCAGGGATCGATCAATACCGCGGCGCTGGTGGTGCCGGATCTGTACGTGCAGATCGTGCCGCCGCAGAATCTGGTGCTGAACGGCGTGCCGACCAATCTGGTGGGGATCGTCGGCACGGCGAGCTGGGGGCCGGTGAACCAGCCGGTGATCGCGGGTTCCATGGCGGATTACGCGGCGGCGTTCGGGCCGGTGATCGTGCGCAAATACGATATGGGCACGCAGGTGGCGACGGCGGTGCAGCAGGGCGCCACCGGGTTCCGCTGCGTGCGCGTGACGGATGGCACCGATACCGCCGCCAGTTATGCATTCGGGGTGGCGAACGGCGCCTATGCCGCGATGCTGACGGCGCGGTACAGCGGCGCACTCGGCAATACGGTGAGCGTGGCGCTGACTACGGGATCGCAGGCCGGAACGTGGAAACTGACGCTCGCCATGCCTGGGCTGCTGCCGGAGGTGTACGACAACATCCCCGGGGCGTCGCCGGCGACGTTCTGGCCGGCGCTGGTCAATGCGGTGAATGACGGGACGGGGCCGCTGCGCGGTGCGTCTCAGCTCGTCGTGGCGACGGCAGGCACGGCACTGAGCACCGCGCCGGCGGCGGTGACGGGACGGACATTGCTGGGCGGGACGGATGGCGCGGCGGCGGTGAGCGCCACGGTGCTGGTGGGCCAGGACGTCGTGCCGCGCACGGGGATGTATGCGCTGCGGGGCCAGGGCTGCAGCATCGGCGTGCTGGCGGATAGCGACGATCCCACGCAATGGGTGACGCAGGCCGCGTTCGGCGCCTCCGAAGGCGTTTACATGATCCTGACGGGACCATCTGGCGACACGATCACCGACGCTGTGATGGTGATGCAGCAGGCGGGGCTCGATGCGACCAGCGCCAAGCTGATGTTCGGCGATTGGGTCTATTGGAGCGACCAGAGCAACGGCGTGATCCGGCTGGTCTCACCCCAGGGTTTCGTGGCCGGGCGGTTGGGGAATCTCTCGCCCGCGCAATCGAGCCTGAACAAGCCGCTGTACAGCGTGATCGGCACGCAGCGCTCCGGGCTGCCGGGCAGCGGGCAGGTCTCGACCTATAGCGAGACGGAGCTGCAGACGCTGTTTGCGGCAGGCATCGACGTGATCGCCAATCCGCAGCCTGGGGGCGCCTATTGGGGCGTGAGGTGCGGACATAACACGTCGGGCAACGCCGCGACCAATGGCGACAATTACAGCCGGATGACGAATTTCATCGCGGCGACGCTGGCGGCGGGCATGGGACCGTTCGTGGGCCAGGTGATCAACACCCAGCTGTTCCAGCAAATCCGCTCGACGCAGCTGAGCTTTCTGCAGACGCTGCTGAGCCAGGGCATTCTGGGCATGACCGGCAACGGAAAGTTGCCGTTCTCGGTGATTTGCGACGCGAGCAATAATCCGCCGGCGCGGACGAGCCTGGGTTACGTGCAGAGCGATGCGCAGGTGCAGTATCAGGGCATCAACGAGAAGTTCATCGTCAATGTCGAGGGTGGGCAGACCGTGCTGGTGCAGCAGCAGATCCTGCCGAGCTGAATGTGGGCGGGTGATTTAGAAAGGCCGGGAGCGTCACGCGAGGCGCGTGCTTCGCACCCACGCCAGGCGCGTGCTTCGCACCCACGCCAGGCGCGTGCTTCGCACCCACGCCAGGCGCGTGCTTCGCACGACCGCGAGGCGCGTGCTTCGCACGACCGCGAGGCGCGTGCTTCGCACCCACGCTAGGCGCGTGCTTCGCACGACGCCCTGGCCTTCAGTCAATCGCGCCGGGTGATTCCAGGAAAGGCCATGCCATGCCGATCAATTCGTTCTCCATAGGCAGGGACTGCCAGCTCGTCGTGCTCGGACCACAGGGACGCGTCGATCTGTCCTATGTGACAGGGTTCGAGAGCCGGCAATTGACGCAGTCGGTGCGGCTGGACCGGCTGGATGGCGTGCCGATGGGTGCGGAACTGCCGAAAGGCTGGGAGGGCAGCTTCGAGGTGGAGCGCGGGACCAGCGCGGTCGATGATTTCATGGCGGCGGCGGAACAGGCGTTTTTCACGCAGGGCTATCTGCCGGCCGGCACGGTGTATCAGTACGTGCAGGAGGTGGATGGCTCGACCTCCACCTACCAATATAGCGGCGTGGTGTTCCGGGTGAGCAATTCGGGCACGTGGCGGGGCGATTCCAGCGTGAAGCAGAAGCTGGAATTCTTCGCGACGCAGCGGCAGCGCATCTGATGGCAGGGCCTGCCGAGCGGCTGGTGGCGGAGGCGGGGCGGCGTGTCGCGGCGACGGATGCGGGCGGCCGCGTGCTGACGCTGCGGCGGCTGGATGCGCTGGACCGGTTGCGGCTGTTTAAGGCGCTGGGCGCCACGCTCTCCATGAACGCGCCATATCTGGGCATGGCGCTGCTCGCCTCGGCGGTGACGGAGATCGACGGCGTGCCGGTGCCCGCGCCGGTGACGGAGGAGCAGGTGGAGGCGCTGGTGCGGCGGCTCGGCGATGCGGGCATCGCGGCGGTGGCCGATGCGCTGGACGGCGCGGGCCCGGAGGCAGCCGACCCGGGAAACTGAGCGGGCACCCCGATCTGGTGGATAGTTTGTACCTGGTTCGGAACGGGGTGCCGTTCGACGTGGCGTTCAGCCTGGCGCCGTCCGAGCGGCTGGCCTGGGTGGTGGCGCTGGGACAGCTGGACGGGTTCGCGTTCGACTGGGCGTCGATGAGCTGGCGCACGCCTTGAGGTGGGCGCGACGCGGCGCCCTGGGGAAGCGGAGTGAGTGGCATGCGCGACGCGGCAGACGGGGCGGCAGACGGGGCGGCAGACGGGGCGGCGGCGCTGGCGCGCCGGCTGGGGGTTTTCCGGCTGGTGGATGCCGGGCGGTCGGCCTGGCTGGGCGCACGGGTGGATGATGCCGGGCTGGCGCGGCTGATGGCAGCCGCGGAGCGGGCGGTGACCGCGGCGCCGCAGCGCCAGGAGGCCGGGCCGGCTTCGGCGCGCCACCGGGACGCGCCGGTGGAGGCGCCGCGACGTGGGATGGCTTACGGCGCGGAGGCCGGGAAGAGCGCGGCGGTGGCAGGGGCAGGGCCTGGCGGAACGCGGGCGGTGCCCGCGCCCGGGCCCGAGGTCGCGCCACGGCAGGAGCAGAAGACGGCTGGGGTGGCGCAGGCCGCGCCGGCGGGGCGCGTGAAGCTGCGGCTCCATGACGATCGCGCTGGCGGGTTTACGGCGCAGGCTGGGACCGCGCCGGCGGCTGCGCCGCGCGATGCGGCGCCGGGCGGCAGAACCGCCCGAGACGGCGTGCCGAAGGCCGGGACCCGGATAGGCGCGGCGCCGGGACGTGGGATGGCTTACGGCGCGGACGCCGGGAAGAGCGCAGCCCCTGGCGCCGCGACGGTGGCCCCGGTGCCGGCTGGCCGGGCCCTGCCGGGATGGCCGGGCGCGGCGGGCGTGGCAGCCGGTTTGGGGCAGGTGGCGCCGTATGTGACGGCAGCTGGGCTGTCGACACCGGGGGCAGTGGCGCCTGCGGCAGCGGGGCCGGGGCGGCCTGGCGGCGGAGCGGGAAGCAGGCTCGGTTTGCCATGGGCGCCGGCTGCCTCGGAGGCGGGCGCCCAAGGCGGGCGGGCAGCGCCGGCGCGGGATGGCGCGGGCGGGGTGACCGACGCGCGGATCGTGGAGCGGGCGGAGGCTGTGGCCGCGCCGGGTAGCCCCGCGCCACCTGCGGCCGCGGCCGCGGCGGCCGGGCCGATGGAGGGCGACGTGTACCTGGATGGGACGTTGCTGGGGCGCTGGATGGCACGAACGCTGGCGGCGGAAGCGGGGCGGCCGGCAAGCGGGAACGCCGCTTTCGACCCAAGGCGCGGGGTGTTTCCGGCCGGCGCCATGATCGGAGGCTGACCGATGGGCGTGTGGCTGGGCGGCGTGTTCCTGGATGGTTTCGAGGTGTCGGCGCGCATTCGTTTCGGCGGCGCGCAGGCGCTGGCCGTGCACCGCCTGCCGGGCGGCGCGCGGGTGATCGACGCCATGGGGCCGGATGACGATGTGATCGCGTGGCACGGCATCCTTTCCGGCAGCGATGCCGCGGACAGGGCGCGGACGCTCGATGCGTTGCGCGTGGCCGGGCGCGCGGTGGCGCTTTCCTGGGATGTGTTCGCGGCGAGCGTCGTGGTCTGCGAGCTGAAGCTGGAATTCTGCAACAGCTGGTGGATTCCGTATCAGATCGCCTGCACGGTGCTGGTCGGAACGCAGGTGCCCGGGCTGGCGGCCCCGGTGGTGAATGCGCTGGCCGATGTGGTGGCCGATCTCGGGCTGGCGGGCGCGGCCCCGGGGATCGCGGCGGCGCTCACGGCGGTGAACGCGGCAGGCGCCACGGCGGGCGGCAGCCAGGCATTTGCGGCGGCGCAGAGCGCGCTGCTGGGCGCGGGCAGCGCGATCGCGGCCGCGGTGGCGGAGGCGGATGCGGGCATGGGGGCGGCCGAGCTGCCGGACCTGGTCTCGGCCTCCGGCTCGCTCGCGGCGCTGACCGCCGCTGCAGGATATGCCGGGCGGGCGGCGGCGAATTTCGACAATGCGGGGTTCTGATGCAGACGCTCACCGTATGCGGCGGGACGCTGTTCGATATTGCGTGCCGTCATCTGGGCGACGCGTCGCAATGGCAGAGCATCGCGACGCTCAACGAGCTGAATGATCCGTGGCTGAGCGGGCTGGTGACGCTGGTGCTGCCACCGGCGCAGGGAAGCGCCAATGTTGGGCCGTGAGACGCGCCAGCCTCTGCCGGTGGTGCTGATCAATGGCGTGGCGGCCAGTGGCGTGACGGCCGTGGAGGTGCAGGCCAACAGCTTTCTGGGCGCGGACCGGTTCAGCGTGACGGCCGCGCTGGATGGCTCCGGCGCCGCCGCGTGGTCGGCCGTGCCGCTGTTGACCGAGGTGCAGGTGACCATGGGCGGGGCAAGCGCCAGCCTGGTGACCGGCAATGCGGACAGCGTGTCGATCGATCCGATACGCGGCGAGGTGCGGGTGGCGGGGCGCGATCTGGCCGCGCTGTTCGTGGCGGCGCAGATCGAGGAGAGTTTCGAGAACCAGACGGCAAGCGAGATCGCGACCTTGCTGGCGGGACGGCAGGGTTTGGCAGCGGCGGTGACGCCGACGCAGGACCTGGTGGGGCGGTATTATCAGACCGGGCGCACGCGCACGGCGCTGACGCAGCATGCGCGGGCGACCACGCAATGGGATTTGCTGTGCTGGCTGGCGCAGCTGGAGAATTACGATGTGTGGGTGAGCGGGCAGACGCTGAATTTTCAGCCCCCTGCCCCGCCCGTGCCGGCGCTGACGATCACGCCAGGCGATTGCGTGCGCCTGCACATGCACCATGCGCTGGATATCGCGGCCGGCGTGACGGTGGCGGTGAAGAGCTGGGATTGCGTGGCGCAGAGCGCGGTGACGCAGACCGCATCGAGCGGCAGCGGCGGCGTGACGCGGACGGTGGTGCGGCCGAATCTTTCCGCGGGCGATGCGCAGGCGCTGGCGGCGCAGCTGGTGGGGCAGATTTCCGGGCATGAGCGGCGGCTCGATATCGACATGCCGGGCGATCTTTTCATGTTTCCGCGCATGACGATCGCGCTGGCCGGCACGGGCACGGATTTCGACGGCATCTATAGCGTCTGCGCGGTGGAGCGGCGGCTTTCGGTGCGGCACGGCTTCGTGCAGAGCGTGGATGCGAGGAGCGTGCCGTGGACAGTTTCCTGAACCTGGTGCGCGGCCAGGCGTCGCAGCTGGACCAGGGCTGGGCGCATCCGCGCATCGCGGTCGTGACGTCGGTCGATCCGGCGACCTTCACCGCGCGGGTGACGGTGCAGCCGGAAGCGGTGCTGTCGGGCTGGCTGCCGGTGGCGAGCCCATGGGTGGGCAATGGCTGGGGATTGGCCTGCGCGCCCATGCCGGGCGATCAGGTCGTGGTGATCTGGCAGGACGGCGATGCCGAGCAGGGTGTGATCGTGGGACGGTTGTGGTCGAACGCCGCCCCGCCGCCCAACGCGCCTGCCGGTGAGCTATGGCTGCAGCACAGCACGGGCAGTTTCCTGAAACTGCGTCATGACGGGTCGATCGAAAGCAACGCCGCGAGCTGGACGCATACGGGTGACCTGCATGTGAGCGGCAACGTGTTCGACCAGCACGGATCGATGGCGCAACTGCGCGGGCATTACAACGAGCACGTGCATCCGCCGGGCACTACCCCGCCTTCCCCTACGGATTGAAGGAGTGTCGCATGCCGGATGCGAGCCTGGTTTGGAGCGGCGATCTGTCAGTGACGCCGGCGGGCGATCTGAGCCTGGCGGACGGGCCGGTGCTGGGGCAGCAGCGGGTGCTGCGGCGGCTGCTGACCAATCTGGAGGATTACACCTGGCAGCCGGACTATGGCGGCGGATTGGGGCAGTTCGTGGGCCAGGTGGCGCAGCCGCGCGCCATCGAGGGCGCGATACGCGGACAGCTTTATGCCGAGGCCGCGGTGGCGCACCAGCCGGAACCCCAGGTGACGACGAGCGCCCAGCCCGATGGCAGCGTGTTCGTGGCGATCGCCTATAGCGATGCGGCGTCGGCCGAGACGCAGACGCTGACATTCTCCGTGAGTGTCTGACATGCAGCTTCCCGTTCTGACGTTTTCCGGGCTGGTGGAGCAGATGGCGGCGGGCGTGCAGGGCACTGCCACGCAGCTGATCGACCTGACCGTCGGCAGCGTGTTGCGGGCGCTGCTGGAATCCTGCGCTTCCGTTGCGCTGTGGCTGCAATGGTTGATCCTGCAGGTGCTGGCGAGCACGCGGGCGGCGACCAGCACGGGGCCCGACCTCGATAGCTGGATGGCGGATTTTTCGTTCGTGCGGTTGCCGGGGGCGGCGGCGGCGGGCGCGGTGACGTTTGCGCGCAGCACGGTGGGATTGAGCTGCGTGGTGCCGGTGGGTTGCACGGTGCTGACGAGCGACGGCTCGCTGAGCTTCGCCGTGATCGAGGACGATACCAATCCGGCCTGGAACGGGGCCGGCGGGTACATGCTGGCGGCGCAGCAGGCGAGCGTTGCGGTGCCGGTGCAGTGCACGACCGTGGGACCGGCGGGGAACGTGCAGGCCGGCACGGTCGGGTTGCTGGCCTCACCCATTCCCGGCGTGGATACGGTGAGCAATGCGGCGCCTTTCACCGGCGGGGTGAGCGCGGAGCCGGATGCGGCCTTCCGCGCGCGGTTCCAGCTTTATATCAACAGCCGGTCGCTGGCGACGGTGACGGCGATCCTGGATGCCGTCGAGGCGGTGCAGCAGGGTCTGCGCACGACGGTGATCGAGAATGTCGATGCCGCGTTGAATGCGACGCCGGGCGGTTTTCTGGTCGTGGCGGATAATGGCACGGGATCGCCGGGGACCGCGCTGCTTTCGGCGGTGCAGGGTGCGGTGGATGCCGTGCGGCCGATCGGCGCGGTTTTCGCGGTGCAGGGGCCGGCGGTGGTGCAGGCTTCGGTAACGGTCGTGCTGGAGACGTCCAATCCATTGACGCACGCGGCGGTGGCGGCGAGCGCGCAACAGGCCATATTGGCGTGGATCCAGGGTTTGCCGATTGCGGGCACGCTGGCGATTTCCAGGATCGATGCCTTGGCGCACGCGGCCGATGCAAGCGTGGTGAGCGTGACGAGCACGCTGATCAACGGGGCGGCGCAGGATCTGACGGCGCCGGTGAATGGCGTGATCGTGCCGGCCAGCGTCGTGGTATCCTGACATGATCGGCGATGCGGGAGATATGGCGCGGCGGCTTCTGGCCATGCTGCCGGCGGGATGGTTCGGCGACACGGCGCCAGTGCTGGCCAGCCTGTTGCAGGGACTGGGCACGTCCTTCGCGGGGTTCTGGACGCTGCTGCAATCGGTGACCGCACAGAGCCGGATCAGGACGGCGACGGGCACGTTCCTGGACCTGATCAGCGCGGATTTCTTCGGCGCCGGGCTCGTGCGGTTTGCCGACGAGCAGGACGATGCGTTCCGCGCGCGGATCATGGACGGACTGTTGCGGCCGCGCGCGACCCGCGCGGCGTTGACGCTTGCGCTGCAGGAATTGACCGGGCGGCCGCCGGTGATTTTCGAGCCGGGACGGACGAGCGACACGGGCGGCTATACGATCGGCGGGGTGGGGTATGGCGCAGGGGGCGGCTGGGGCTGCCTGGGCTTGCCGTATCAGGTTTTCGTCACCGCGTTCCGGCCGAGCGGCGGCGGCATTGCGGAATTTGCAGGCTATGGGACGGGCGGCGTGCCGGTTTATGGTAGCCTTACGATGGAGAACGATCCGGTTTCGGATGCGGTGATCCAGACGGCGATTCCAGGATTATTGCCGGCGGCGACGACGGCCTGGATGCGCATTTCGAATTGAAGAAGGCCCGCGGCCTGCTGCGAAGCACGGGCCTGGCGGGCACAGCTCATGGAGGTCTGGAGGCCCTGCCCCCAGCGAGGCCCAGGGGCCGTGCATCCGGCTTTCCTTCCCTCCCGGCCTTCCTTCCCTCCCATCCTTCCTTCCCTCCCATCCTTCCTTCCCTCCCATCCTTCCTTCCCTCCCATCCGGCAAATCTGAAAGGCTCTGACGTGGACAGGCAGATTGTCTATCCCGGCGGCATACCGCTGGACACGGATGTGCTGAGCATCGAGCGCAACGTCATGGTGGCGCTCGGCTATCTGGCGCAGGCCGTGCTCGGCACCTCGACGGTCGCGGACGGGCTGGCCTGCACGCCGACGGCGCCCGCCTCCATGACCGTGACCGTGGGGCCGGGCAGCATTACGCAATATGGCGTGGTGGACACGCTGCCTTTCGGATCGCTGGCGGCCGAGCCCTCCGAGCCG